TGGCTAAACAAGTTATCAAAGAAGATGAAGGAGCATTAATCCTTTCATCTGATAAAGATTTCTTACAATTAGTTTCAGAGAATATCCACGTTTGGAATCCATTGAAGAAACAAAAAATTGATAAGGATAAATTAAAAGAATTATACGGAGTTCACGCTGAAAACTTTATATGGTATAGAGTAATGGATGGTGATAAATCCGATAACATAGATGGTGTAAAAGGATGTGGATTAAAAACACTTCTTAAAAGATTACCTGTATTGGAAACTGATGTTAGATTGACAGTGGATGAACTGATGAGATTAGCAGAAGAACAAAAAGGAGAATACAAAGTTTTTCAAACTATTTTAGATAGTAAAAAAATCATCGAAAGAAATTTCCAAATAATGCAATTGGAAGACCCTGATATTAGTGGGATTACCAAACTTAAAATAAACGATAGATTTAATGAATCAGTTGAACCATTAGATAAAATGAAGTTTATTGGGTTTGGTATGAAATATAAAATCCTACAAAATTGGGGAGATGTAAATGATTGGTTAAGGTCATCATTTGGTAATTTAGTTTTATAATAATTTGGAAATACCAAATTTTAATCTTATATTTGTTGAATGAGTGAAGCGGTAGATAATTTAGCGAAATACGGACAGAGTTACCAAACGAAAGTGGTAACTAATTTAGTAACAGATAGACCTTTCTTAGAACAAGTTTCGGATATTTTGGAAACAAAGTATTTCGAATCTGATACTAACAAATGGGTAGTTGATATAACCCGTAAATACTTTCACAAATATAAGAATACTCCTACTACGGATTTCTTTAAAACGGAGATACAAAAAATCACCGATAAGGCACTTCAACAAAATGTTCTTACTCAGTTAAAAGCAATTTATTCTCAACAAAGTGGTGGAGATTCTGAATGGGTTAAGAATGAATTTGTAACATTCTGTAAAAATCAAAACTTTAAAAATGTTATTCTTACTTCGGTTGATTTATTACAAACCGGCCAATTTGATAAGATTGAGAAGTTGGTAAGAGATGCAGTTAAAGTTGGACAAGCAAATGATTTAGGATTAGATTACAAAGAAGATATTGAAGTTCGTTTTGAAGAAGTTAATAGAAGAACTGTTAAAACGAATTGGGATGTTATTGATGATTTAACTGATGGTGGATTAGGGCCTGGTGAGTTAGGAGTAATTGTTGCACCATCTGGAGTTGGTAAGACTTGGGTTCTTTGCCACATTGGAGCAGAAGCAGTTAGACAGGGTAAGAATGTGTTACACTATACATTAGAACTTACACAAAACTATGTTGGACAAAGATATGATACTATCTTTACCGGTATCCCATCATCTGATTTAAAAGAGAACAAAGACCAAATTAGAGATAAGGTAGATAAACTAAAAGGTGGTTTGATGATTAAATATTATCCACCAAAAGGTATTACTGCAAACACAATCGCTGCGCATATAGATATGGTTCGTTCAACCAAATTTCAGCCCGATTTGATAATTATAGACTACGCTGATTTATTAGTTTCAGTTAACTCTAAAAACAATTCAGATTATCAAGAGCAAGGTGGTATCTATATTGATTTAAGAGCAATGGGAGGTGAGTATCAAATACCAATTTGGACTGCATCCCAAACTAATAGAAGTGCGATTGAAAGTGATGTAATTCACGCTGATAAAATCGCGGATAGTTATGCAAAAGTAATGAACGCAGATTTAATCATATCAGTTAGTAGAAAGGATACTGATAAGTTGAATGATACTGCTAGATTCCACGTTATGAAAAACAGATTTGGGCAGGATGGATTAACATTCCCTGCAAAGATGAATACTAATAAAGGTGTGATTGAAGTATATGCGGCTAATTCATCAAATGGAATTATAGCAAGTAAGGAAAGTAAAAATGGAGAATTATTACAAAAACAACTACTGCATAAAAAGTATGTAGATAATATGGGATAATATGAATGAAGCTGATTTAGAAATAATAGATGAAATATCATCAGGTATGGCTATATTAGATGGTTTGAATGAAGCTATAATTGGATATGATAGTAACACAACTAGGATTATATATGACTATGACCTTATATTAGAGATTTTAATAGAAAAGCATTCTCTAACAATTGAAAATGCTATTGAATATATCGATTATAATATAGTTAGTTTACAATTAAACGATGATGAAGGTAACAATATATCCCCTATAATTTTTAATAGATTTCCGTTTGATGAATCGAATGATTAGAAAAAATTCTAAAGAAAACTAAAGAAAAAACGACAAAAAAGATTTCTAAAGAACCAAAAATTTTTTAGAGATTGTGATGTATTTATTCTTACCTATTAGAATAAACACATAATAAAGACTACACTATGAGCAAATTATTTACGGATAGAATCCCCTACAAACCATTTGAATTCCCAGACTACTACAATGAAGGTTGGTTAAAACAAATGCAAGCATTTTGGTTACATACCGAAATACCAATGCAGGGAGATGTGAAGGATTGGAATGAAAATTTAACAAAAGAAGAAAAACACTTAGTTGGTAATATCCTTTTAGGATTTGCTCAAACCGAATGTGCAGTATCAGATTATTGGACAGGTATGGTTACCAAATGGTTTCCAAAGCATGAGATTAGACAAATGGCAATGGCATTTGGTTCTCAGGAAACAATCCATTCAGTTGCATATTCTTATTTAAATGAAACATTAGGATTAGATGACTTCGCAGGCTTTATGCATGATGAGGTTATGAAAGAAAGATTCGAGTTGTTAACAAATACAACCGCAGATTGGACACCTAAAGATTTAGATACTAATCACAAAGCTAGAGTTGAGGTTGCTCGTTCACTTGCTATCTTTTCGGCATTTGCTGAAGGTGTGGCATTATATTCTTCATTCGCTGTATTGTATTCTTTCCAAATGAGAAATCTATTGAAAGGAATCGGACAACAAATGAAGTGGAGTGTTAGAGATGAATCCTTACACTCAAAGATGGGGTGTCAACTATTCAGACACATGTGTGATGAATATCCTGAATTGTTAGAAGAAGCAAAAGCTGACATCTACAAAGCAGCTGAAATCATTAGAGATTTAGAACACAAATTTATTGATAAGATTTTTGAAATGGGTGATTTAGAGAATCTTAAAAAAGATGACCTAAAAGAATTCATTACAAAGCGAGTTAATGAAAAATTAGGAGAGCTGGGGTATAACCCAATTAAAGGTGGAGATGATTACTTTGAGTTTAACGAAAAGAAAGCATCTGAATTAGATTGGTTTTATCATCTTACCGGTGGAGTAACCCACACCGACTTCTTCGCTATGAGACCTACTGATTATAGTAAGGCAGGCGAAGGTGAAAATTGGGATGATTTATTTTAAAAAAAGTTTATGAAAAATTACGGAGAAGATTTTGGATGGGAAGTAGATGTTGATTTTCCATCTTGGGGAAACAATGAGATATACATAAAAACTATATCTAAAACATATTTGCAAGCAGGAGAAAAACCTAAAGATGCATATTGGAGAGTTGCTACGGCAGTTGCTAAGAGATTGGATAAACCACAATTAGCAACAAAGTTCTTTGATTATATTTGGAAAGGTTGGTTATGTTTAGCAACACCTGTATTAGCAAATACTGGTACTGATAGAGGTTTACCAATCTCTTGTTTTGGTATTGATGTGGGTGATAGCATCTATGAGATTGGTTCAAAGAACTTAGAGTTAATGTTATTGGCAAAGCACGGAGGTGGTGTTGGTATTGGAATCAATATGATACGACCTGCGGGTTCTAAAATCACCGGTAATGGAACATCTGATGGTATTGTACCATTTGCTAAAATCTACGATTCTACGATACTCGCAACGAATCAGGGAAGTGTTCGTAGAGGTGCAGCATCAGTAAACATTAAAATTGAACATAAGGATTTTGAAGATTTCTTAGAAATTAGAGAACCTAAAGGTGATGTAAATCGTCAATCATTAAACTTACATCAATGTGTTGTAGTTAGTGATAGATTTATGAAGAAGTTGGAAGAAGGAGATTCGGATGCTCGTAGAAAATGGGGTAAGTTACTTCAGAAGCGTAAAGCAACGGGTGAACCTTATATTATGTATAAAGGAAATGTGAACAAAGCAAATCCTGAAATGTATAAGAAGAACGGATTGAAAGTACATATGACTAATATTTGTTCTGAAATCGTTTTACATACCGATGAGCAACATTCATTCGTTTGTTGTCTAAGTTCATTAAATTTAGCAAAATACGATGAGTGGAAAGATACTGATTTAGTTTACACATCTACTATTTTTTTAGATGGTGTATTAGAAGAATTCTTACAAAGAGCTAAGAATATGAAAGGATTTGAGAACTCAGTTCGTTCAGCAGAAAGAGGTAGAGCGTTGGGGTTGGGTGTATTAGGATGGCATACTTACTTACAACAAAAAGGATTACCATTTGAAGGATTGCAGGCTCAATTTGAAACTCGTAAGATTTTTTCTCAAATGAAGATTGAATCCGAAAGAGCAAGTAGAGATTTGGCATCTGAATATGGTGAACCTCTATGGTGTAAAGAAAGTGGATTCAGAAATACTCACTTGAGAGCAGTAGCACCTACGGTATCAAACTCTAAATTAAGTGGTAATGTGAGTAGTGGTATTGAACCTTGGGCAGCTAATGTATTTACGGAACAAACATCAAAAGGAACTTTCATTAGAAAGAACCCTGAATTGGAAAGAGTACTTCGTAAGATTGGTAAGAATACCAAAGAAGTATGGGATAAGATTTTAGCAGATGGTGGTTCAGTACAAGATTTGGACTTCTTAGATGAGTGGTGTTTCTTAGATGGTAAATTAGTTGAATGCTCAGAAGTAACTGAAGACTCACACAAAGGTAGATGCAATTCAGTTAAAGATGTATTCAAAACATTTAAAGAAATTAATCAATTAGATTTAGTAAGACAGGCCGGTGTAAGACAACAATACATCGACCAAGCAGTTTCTCTAAACTTAGCATTCCCTGCGACAGCAGAACCAAAGTGGATTAACCAAATCCATATGGAAGCGTGGAAGCAAGGTGTTAAGACTCTTTACTATATGAGAACCGAATCAGTATTGAGAGGTGATATAGCAGCAAGAGCAATGGATGAGACTTGTGTAAGTTGTGAAGGATAAACAAATAAAAATAAAAAGAAGATGTTAGAAGTAAAAAGATTTTCAGCAGTATGGTGTGGGCCGTGTAGAGCTTTAGCACCTGTAATGGAAGGGATTAAGTCACAATATTCAAATGTAGTATTTGAAACAATTGATGTGGATGTAGACCACGAACAGGCATCAAAATATGGAATACGTTCAGTACCAACTGTAGTATTTGTAAAAGATGGTGTTGAAATTGATAGATTAGCAGGTGTGAATGCAAAGATGACATATGAAAACAAAATAAACGAGTACCTAAAATAGACTTGTTTTTATTAAAAAGTTTTTGTATCTTTGTGGTACACTAAAATGTTACGATGTATCAAAATATATACTACCAAAGAAATACTAACACTGTCCATATTTGGGATGATGTAAAAGGATATTTCACAATACCTTACCAAAGATACGCTTTCAAACCCGCTCAAAACGGAGAATGGGAGAGTATCTATGGTGATAGGTTAACTAAGATTTACAAATACACAAAAGAGGATGAGGGGTTATTCGAATCGGATGTACCTGAAGTAACAAGAGTATTAGTAGATTTATATACAAATTCAGATTTACCATCAGATGGGCATAGGATATGTACTTTTGACATTGAGGTAGAAATGATTACA